GACTGATGGCGACCGTTGGCATCACGCTCACCGCACAGATGGAAGGGCTCCGCGAGTTGCAGGACGCCCTCGGCCGCACGCTGCAGGACAACCCGGCAAAGACGAAGCTGCTCGCGGCGGCGATTGAGAAGGCGATTCAGCCGGTCGAGATGCGGCTGCGGGAGGTGTCGCCTGTCGGGCCGACCGGCAACCTGAAGCGGGCGGTCACATCCAAGGTGGTCGAGTACGGGCTGGACGGCGTCGCGGTCGGCATCGCGGGGTACACGCGAGCCGGAAAGAAGCCTTCGTCTAGTGCAGCCGGCGGAACTGTCCGGGCCGGCAAAGACCGGGCTTACCATCAGTGGTGGCTAGAGAACGGCACGCGGGACCGCCTGGTTATGACGCCTGCGGACAAGCCCTACACGCGGCTCGGTCACGTTCGGCGGCTCAAGTCGGGCAAGACCGTCGATGTTTCCACGCATGAAGTGAAGCGGCAGGGCGGCTATATCGCGTCGAGTTACAACGAGCTTGGCGCGTTCAAGATGCTGCCGACGCCCCGGATGCCACGCGGGCAGAGCGGGCAGCGTGTGCAGACCGACCCCGGCACGCCGCAGGCATTCTTCAAAAAGTCATCCACGCCTATTTCGATTCCGGCCATGCCGGTCGGCGGATCTACGGGGCGGCCGCCGCTCCAGACGGCGTTTGACCAGACGCGAGGCCAAGTCGCGGAAATCCTCCAGCGGGAACTGCGGCTGTCCCTGGAGCAGGCGTTGGCGACCCTGACCAGATCCGCAACAGGGAGCGTGGGATGAGTTTCAAGGCTCCCGAAAAACTCCTGGCCGACCGGCTCCAGGCGGACCCTGCCGTGGCGTCGATTGTGGCGGGCCGCATCTACCCGGTCATTGCCCCCGCGTCGGCGGCGTTGCCGTTCGCCACATGGCGGCGGCAAGGCGTCCAGCGTGAGCAGTCGCTATCCGGCCCGGTGGGGATGCCCACCGTGACGCTGGCGGTGGACCTGTTCGCCGAGGGGTATGAGGCAGTAAGAGAGTTGGCGGATGCCGCCCGGCGGTGTCTGGATGGGTACGGGGGCGGCGTGGGAAACTACGTGAGCGTTCGGCTCGTCAGTCTGCTGAATGAGGCGGACGGGTTCGTCCAACTGGCAGGCGGTGACCTGCCGCCGGTGTATAGCGTCACGCAAACCTACCAAGTCCTTTGGGGACCCGAATAATGTCCTTCTCGACTCCGCACGATACCGGCGTTTCGTCCTCTGGCACGCGGCTCACGATTTCGCTCAACGGCGTGAGTGCCACCTACGTCGTGACGAACATCGTCCTGTCGAACACGAATCCCGGTGCCGCCGCTGACAGCCGCCTCGATATTGCTCACCTCGGGCAGACCACTGGCGAGCAAGCCCTGCGGATGGACCGGCCGCTGGTTCTCCCGGCTGACGATGGCGGGTCGGGCCGCACCATCACGTTCGACTACCTCGGCAAGTCGGTGATTTTCGACGGGGCGACCGGCACGTATCACATCACGGTCGCCGGAGCCACGCTGGTCGGCGGCACGACCGCGAGCTACTGCACCGTCCAGAGTTCGACGCTGACGCTGGCGACGAACGACGCGATTCGTGGTCAGGGCGTCCTCACGATCTCCCGCTGACGGGAGGCCGCGATGGCAATCCCGGCTCAAGGGCTCACGTTCACCTGGGGCGGTTCTACGCTTCAGGAGGTGCAGGAGCTTGATATTTCCCAGGCGCTGCAGACCGCTGCGCAGCCTACCGTCAACCGGTTCGCCGCTGGGCGGGCCGTCTCGCTGCTGACCGGCGAGATAACGCTGACGGGGCTGTCGATGTCTGGGCTCAAGCCCAGCAACATCGGACGAGCTCGGACCCTGCTCATCACCGTCCCGGTCAGTGCCACGCAGCAACTCGTCCTGTGGCACGGCATCGCTCAGTACGCGGGGCAGGTGGTTCGTGCTGGCGTCAACGGGGCCGTGCAACTTGCACACCGTTTTACGCTGTTGTCTGTGTCCTCACGGGCAGGCAGCATCGAGAACATCTAGGAGCGAACCGAATGTCACTGACGGCAGAACAGATTCTCGCGGCGGACGATATGGGGCTGAAGAAGGTCGCTGTTCCCGAGTGGGGCGGTGACGTTTACATCCGCGTGATGAGCGTCGGCGAGCGTGACGAATACGAACGCATGTGGATTGGGCAGAAGGACAAGGGAATCGATAATTTCCGCACGAAGTACCTGTCTCGCGTGCTGTGCGATGACAAGGGCAACCTGCTGTTCCGCGACAAGGAAGCGGCCTTGGCGAAGAAGAGCGGCGCGGTGATGGGGCGGCTGTTCGATGCGGCGATGTCACACAACCGGATGACCGAGGAGGATGTGAAGGAACTGGGAAAATCCTGAACGCGAGGCCGACGCGGCGATTCATCGTCGCTCTGTCCCGCGAACTTCGGATGACCCAGGGCGAACTGTGCCGCCGGATGACTTCGGCAGAGTTGTCGGAACACATCGCCTACACGCGGTGGTTCTCGGCTCTGCCGGATTCATGGCGGCAGAATGGGCTTGTGGTCGCTGCCTTGCTCGCACCGCACTGCGAGAAGGGCAAGCGGCCCAAGCCGGATGATTTTGTGCCGGTCGAAAGACCGCCACAGCATGAATCGCAGGATATGGCATCGCTGATGGAACTTCGCAAAGCCTTCGGGCTCGGCGATTTGGAACTGCCCGATGAGTAACGTCCTCTCACTCGCCCTGAAAATCAACGCCGACGCGTCGGGCTTGAAGCTCGACCCGGTGGAGAAGGCGTTGCGCCGACTGGGCGAGGAGACGGACAAGGTCTCGGGCATCTTCGACAAGTTCACGGGCACGAGCGAGGCGGCCGACCGTGCCCAGCAGCAGACGGCCAGCACACTGCAGTCGCTCATCTCGGCTCGCAAGGCGGGCACCATCTCGGCCCAGGAGTTCGCCGAGAAGTTCAACGATGTGAAGGTCGCTGCGGAAGCCGAGGCGAAAGCCCTGGAGCGTGCCGCCCAAATCACAGAGCAGAACATCTCGCCGACGCAGCGGTATGAAAACACGCTCGCGGAACTTGATGCCCAGTTGAAGGCTGGCCGCATCTCGCAGGAGACCTACGACGCGGCGGCTGGCAAGGCTCGGCAGACGCTTGAAGGCTCGGCGGACGCTGCCGGAAAGCAAGCCCTGAAGTTCAACGAACTATCGGGCATCTTCGCGGCGTTGCCCGGTCCGCTGGGTGACATCGCCGGTCGGATCTCGGGTCTGACGAGTGCAGGTGAGGGGCTGTCGCGTGTGTTCTCCGGCGGCTTGTCGGCTGGCTTCTCCAGCATCGGCTCGGCACTTGCGGGACTCGTCAACCCGTTCACGGTTGCGGCGGCTGGCGTTGCGGCGTTTGGTGCTGCGGCCACGGCGGTCGTGAGTGGATTGACGAACCTTGAAGACCGCGTCGAGAAGTTGGGCAACACGGCCGACAAACTCGGCACGTCGTTTGAGTTCGTGCAGGTGCTCGATGAGGCGGCACGCCGCAGCGGCACGAGCATCGACACTGTGAGTGCGGCGTTCGGGCGGCTACAGAAGAGCGTCACGGGCGTTGACGAGGAAAGCAAGGCGGCGGCTGCTGCACTCGGGACGATTGGCGTGACTGCCGAGGAACTGCAGGCGTTGAGCCCCGAGGAGCAATACAAGCTCATCGGCGAGCGGCTTTCGGAAATTGAAGACCCGGCGAAGCGGTCAGCCACGGCCACGCAACTCTTCGGCAAGAGCGGTGCTGAGTTGCTGCCGTTCTTCAACAATCTCGGCGGTGCAGCAGATGACATGGCTCGCTTCAGTGCGACCATCAGCAGCGTGGACCGCACGCGAATCGACAACCTTGGGGCCGCGTTCGACGCCGTCTTTGTGTCGCTCCAGGGGCTCGGCCAGAACCTCCTGACGCCGTTCGCGGGGCTTGTCGATGGCGTGACCACCGTCATCGCGGAAGTCATCGGGGCCATCACGCGGTCCATCGAGCCCTTCATGGACGCGATTACGCCCGCCCTGGATGCGGTCGGGCGGTCGTTTGAGGCGTTCGCCGCAGGCATCGCGGACGGCTCTGTCACGGTCACGGATGCACTTGGCCCGCTGGGCGACATCTTCCAAACCATTTTCGACGTGCTAAAAGCCGCCGCAGACGCGGCCCTCCCCGGCATTCAGTCGGCGTTCACGGCGGTGACTGACACCGTGACCGAACTGGGCACGATTTTCTCGGACAGCTTCACGGCGATTTTCGACGCCCTCGGCGAGTTCGGTTCGTCTATCTCTGAACTGCTCGGGTTCGGTGATGACCTGTCCGGTCTCGGCACGCTCATCGGCGAGATATACGGCAAGGTCTATGAGACGCTGGGGCAGGTCGTGACCGTCATCGGTGATGTGATTGAGGTCATTAACCGCCTTGTGACCATCGCTGTCGTGGCGTTCACCAAGACGGCCACCGCTGTGACCGACGCGGTCGCTCAGTTCCTTGAGTTCACGGGGCTCGGCTCTGCCTTGCAGGGCATCGGCAGCATCATCTCCAGCGTGTTCGGCTCTGTGGCTGGCGTGTTCGGCACGATTGCGTCTGCCATCGGCGGAACGGTTGGCCGCCTGTTGTCGCTGGCTGAGAGTTTCCTGGGCATCGAGCGGTCAACGAAGTCGGCCAGTGATGCAACAGGGTCTCTGGCGGGTTCTGCTGACAGTGCCGCAAAGAGTGCCGACGAGTTGAGCAAGTCACAGAAGAAGGCCGCCGACGAAGCTGACCGGCGAGCCAAGGAAGCCGCCAAGATTGCTGCGGAAGAATCCAAGCGGGTCAACGAACTCCTTGACTTGCAGGAGCCCATCGACAAGCTCGCCCAGGACATTACGGCGACGAACAACGAAATTGTCCGCACCGAAGCGGCGCTCGCGGACGCCCGTTCGCGCAGTGCCACGGAAGAGGCGAATCGACTCTCGGCTCGGCTGGCGAAACTCGACCAGTTGCAGCAGTCGCTCATCGACCGTTCGGAGGAAGCGGCCCAAGGATTCGAGAAGGGCTTTGCTGATGCGTTCCAGGCGACGGACAAAGGCATCTCGACGCTCATCGACAAGTCCACCGAGTTCGGGCAGGAGGG